AGTTCCTAATACTTCAAAGGACCTGTTTACAGGTGTATTTGTAGATTCAGTAGTTGAAGCTAGATCGGCATTAGTACCTGGTAGATGGTTAAAATACTCCTCTAAGTAGTATCTTCTTGTGTCTTTGATCCCTAGATCATGAACGGTTCTATCTGCATCCACACCTGTAGAATCAGTTATGTTGTAGATTTTAAAACCCTCTTTTGATCTAACGGGACCAGTAAAGCTTGTTTTAGCCATTTTAATTCCTCGTAGTTAAATCATACCGTCGCTTCTACGATCGTCTGCTAGGACAGTCGGCACAATTGGTTATTCCTAGTTGTATTATGGGGCGTACAAGACGCCCCATAAATAATATAATTAAGCTCCTGGTGAACCAAAGATACCGCGAGGATCGGACCAGCCGAAGCTGTATCTTTCTCTTGCTTTGTATCTAACGTTACCAGTATCAAAGTCACCCTCCATTGCAGTTTTAATCGGTGTACGATTAAAATGCTTTAGACCATTTGGTGCATCAGATTTAATGAACCAAGCATCAGTATCAGTTAGATAGTGATTAACGTCGTAACCTCCAGGAATCATTCCTTTAGATCTTACTGCGTTAATGTCATTATCTGCTGTGCCTGTTCGTAGCTCAGTTTTCATAAGTCTTTCTGCAACAAATTGAAGATTGACTGGGATAATCATTTTTGACGCTTTCACCGCTATTTTTAACCCACGATTGTCAATTAGACCAGCAATGTCGATCAATGCTTGCTCTAATGACGTTTCGTTCAAGTCAGCTGCTGTTGATAGCTCGTTTTTATAGTTACCACCACTTACAGTTAAGTGAGCAGTAGAACATAATTCGAGACCATCGCCGCCAGTATAAGAAGAGTTAAATGCTCTGTTAAGAACATTTGCACCCTTAATTTCCTTAGCGTTAGCCATTGAACGTGCCAATGCTTTAGTGTAGCGAGAGCTGAGTCTGTCGTAAAGGTTGTCCTCTACGGCTTCTTCAGTAATCGCAAAAGCCAAAGCGATTGTTTCGTGTGAATAACGACTAGTGTGGGCTTCAGTTGCGTCATCATATTGGATGCCCGCTCCCTCCGCTTTCACTGGTGCGTTGCCAAATCCTGAAAGTTCCACTTCTTCTTCAAAAGCTCTGTCTGAACTTTCTATGTCGAAGATTCCCTTCCATTCCTGATCATACCGTGCATATTCGAGACCGAACAATGCATTCAATCCAGGTTCGAGCTCTTTTACGAGTTGCGAACGTGATATAGCCATTATTTAGCCTCCTATATTCCAGCAGCGTTATCGTAATAAAGTCCTTCGTTAACTCTAACGAGGAAATTACAATTAGCACTTGCTGTATCACTGTTATCAGGGTCTTTGGACAATTCAACAATTCTAAAGTTTGCCGTAGCAGCAGTAATATTGTCAGAATCTAGTTCCTGTTTGGAACGACCTGTCTTAGTACTGCCAGCGTGCGTTGAAACGAAGTTAGCATTTGACCCTCTATTAGCAGGCCATGAGGCCCCAATATCGGTACTATCTTCTTGTGCTTCAAACAAAACATTAGGATCATCTACGACAAAAGCGACTGCATCAGTCGAAGTAGTCGATGCAGGCCAGTATTTTGACCAGTTTGGTGCGCCCGTTGAATCTGTGTAGAAACATCCGTTGAAAACGCCTACTATGTTTGTCTGTCCAGCCGCAGCGATGGTAATAGTACCATCAGTGTGCAATTCGACAGCATCACCAGTAAATATGTTTGTATTGTATGTAGTAGCAATACCATATTCGGTTTGGCCTCCATTAAAGGGAGCTCCACCTAGCATTTTTGTTGGGCGAAAACCAAATGGCGCATCTTTATTTGCCATGGTTTAGTCCTCCTAAATCAGTTAGTTGTTTAAGTGATAGGAGTTAAAATAACTTATTTATCAGAACCTCTACCACCACCAAAAGTAACACGACTTTGTCTATCGACAGAAATCGGCATACTTCGATGCTGCTCCTTGAACAAGTTATTATCGACGGAATCTTCTTGAGCCTGAGTTTGCTGTTTGAAGTAGTCTTCCCGTTCTTTAACAATCTCATTCGGTATACGAGCAAGCAGTAATCCACCAACTCCTATGACACCTTCATGTTTCCCATTTTCAATCGTTGGAGATGGAAATTCCGGGTATTCGTCGGCACGAACAAGCTCGAATCCTTCACGAAGTCTTCCAGCCATATTCTTTTTGTCGTCGACACCTAGTGTTTCCGATCTAATCCATCGATGTTGAAACCCTTCGGGAGCTTCAGGTGCATCTAAGCTTGATGGCGGGCGCCAAGGTTGAGTCCTCTTTTGTTTTTCACGAGAGTCTTCAGAGCGTGAGGTCTTTTTAGATTTTTTAGGTTCCATTGCTTACTCCTTCACGTATTTAGCATATTCCTCCAAGGGTACTCCGAGTCTCTTGGCGATGTGGACTTGGCTTGGAGATAGTCTAACTGTTTTGCGTCCGGATGTTTTTGTGGTCGTCGACCGACCGGCGGATGCTACAGATTGGACGGGTTTAGTAGCTCCGTTACCCCCATCAAATTTATGGGGAAACTCATGTCTGATCCTTTTATCAATCTCAGTATAGTATTCATCTGAGTTGGCGTCAAATCCTTCTTTTTCCACTAATTTACGATGAATGCCAAAACTAGCGTAGGTCATCGCCTCATCAGTACCGAACCAAGAATTATCCTCTGCCCAGGCTTCCGCCTTCGGATCAGGTTTTTTAGGAGGGGTAAAAGTAGGTTGTTGAACCGCCTCTTGATCTCCTTTAATTTTTTGTTCCTTAGCTTGAGTTGTAGCTAAAACACGCTGGTTGTCAACAGCTAATTTCGATAGTGACTCTTGGGCATTGACTTGGGCATCGACATCACCCGCTTCAATGGCTTTTTGTAATTCAGCCTTGACTCCTACTGTTTGCGCTTCCGTTCTAGCTTTATACTCGTCAATATAACTGCTATCGAGAGTATTCAAGCGTCCTTTTAATCTTTTATTTTCTTCTGCTACACGTTTTGCATAGTCAAAAGAGGCATTTTCTCGACGTTCTGTTTCACGAAGTTTACCAGTAAGCTTATTAATTCTGGTCTTAACGTTTTCACTGTATTCGTCGAGTTCTTCCTTGTCAGAATCTACCTTGACTTCAATTTCAGGTTCTTTTTCTGTTGATTGTTCTTTAGGACTTGAATCTTCCTTTAGTTCAATATCAACAGGATCACCTTCTGTTGGAATATCAACGACAGGTTCCGATTGCTGTATATCTTTTACTTGTTCTTCAGGCATGGTTCCTCCATGTTAAAATAAATGCAGTATATCTTCAGGATTACTGATCGTTGCTAAAATTTCATCATCGTTGAGAAGACGAATTTCTCCTCCCTCGATTTTGAGACGAGATCCGGCATATCTTCCAAATATAACCCAATCTTTTTCCTTACACCATGGTCCTTCTAAAAACTTGTCTTTGTCTTTGTATGCATCGGGTCCCATACGCAGAACATATCCGCACACGGTTGCTACTTGATGCATTTCTACCGTTTCATCGGCCAATAAGACGCCACCTTTAGTTTTCCCTGTACCTTGATACGGTAAAACTAAAATTCTCCATCCTGTCGGTTGAGGAAGACGATCTTTTATATTTGCCGGTAAATTAGTAGGATCAATTATTTTTGTTTCTGTGGATTTTATTTTATCAAAATTTAATACCTGATTAGGTATTTCAGTTTCTTTATTCACTTTCATGCATTTTCCTTTTTTGCAAGAAGTCCTTAACTTCTTGTTCTATGTGGTCAAGGGATTTTAATTGTCCCACAAGATTTTGATAATTAGTATAATTTTCAACGCCCCCTGTCAAGAGAATGTCAGAAATATCCAGCCTTTTTGTTCGTATTATCTTATTTAACTCTTCAATGAACTCTACTACATCCATTATTTTTTCTTAAACATGTTTATTGCACCAGCACCCGCCTTAATGCCAAAGCTCGCTGAGCAGGCAATATAAAGTAAATGTTTGTAATAATCCGGAAGTGAGTGCAAGGCAAGAAAGCCTTTTTCAATATGATCTGTCATCATTGGAAAAAAAACAGCCACGGCAGGCGCTAGTAGGCAAATTAAAATTAGCTCATCTTTCCAGCTGCCTTTCATCTGGTTCACGGCTGACGCTTCCCAGGCCACCTTCCCGGCGATCTGGTCTTCCATCAGCTTGGTATCAGCTTTTATTTTTGTAAGTTTGGCTTCTTGTTTCAGTTTCTTCGTTTCAATAAAGCCACTGACGGCGCTGCTAGCAACGCCGAGCAATGGTTTAAGTAATAATCCCCACATGGGTCTAAGCTCCTCCTGAAGTCATCTTATAAACGACAAATAAAACTACTATGGCAACAATACCGGCTTTAATCCAGTCCTTCATGCCCCAGTCGCTCCATTCTTTTAGATGAGCCCATAGATCTTTAATGAGATTCATATTTCCTCCTTATCAAATGGGATTAATTTTTACAGATTATGTCCAAGTAACAGTTTTACTATATCCTTTATGGCCTTGAGTTACTTTAGACTTTATCTTACCATGTTTTGGACTAGCTATAGTAACAGGTCCACCCTTATTATAATTTTTAATAACAGGTTGCCCCGTTTGCGCTGATTGTTCCTTAGCCATCTGCATTCCAGCAGGTGTGTACGGAAATTTTTGTCCTCCAACGTTTGGCATATTACCTCCTAGTGCAATGTCGGTTTTTCGACATTAGCTGCGCATTCTACAATATTCTTCATAAAGTGCATAGCATTATCTTCTCCCATTACCTCTATGTACAGCAATCGAGCCACATTTATGAACGCCCCCGCTATAAAAACAGTGTCATCAGGATGTTCCGTATGCTTCTTTGCCGTTGCATACGCTTCTTTCATAACCTTTATCGTTATATCGTCTATTGATATATCAGGCATTAATATCCTCTCTTTGCTAGTCTTGGTCTTGTTATTAAACCACCCTTAAACGCCTTCTGAGTGCTTGGTTTCCAGCCTGTTTTTCGTAATGTACCATAAATATAAGCATTTTTCTTCTCTTCACTCCAGTTTTTATTGGAAACTTGCTGTTTTAGCTTATTTTCGAGTTCTTTGGGCATTTTGTTCTCTTTTAATAGCCAAGTTCTGCCTTTGTGCCTCTTTTTTCAGTAATCTTTCCTGTGCAGCTTCAGAACGATCCATGTTTCGGTCTCCCTCAGCCTTGTCAAGGGCAACATTAGCCTTTAATTGTGCAATGTCTTCCTGAGATTGCATTTTTTCACGGTCTAAAGTGTCTTTTTGCGTCATTTTCTTTTCATCAAGTGCCTGTTTTTCACCACCTTGTTGTGCTTTCAGCTCCGCTTCATTCTTTCGAATGTCAATTTCCTGCTGTTTTAACTGAACAAGTGGATCATCACCCATTTGGTCGAACATTTCCTGTTCTTCCGCTACCATTTGCTCAATGATCTCGGCAATCTTGATGGCAACGGCACTTTCCATCTGCATTTGAAGCTGTGCCTGAATGTCTTGTGGAATCTGTCCACCATACTGTTGGGTAATTTTTTCAATTTCAGGTTGCATTTCCTCCTGTACCATCGCTCGCGCCATCAATCCAACATGTTCTGTAACATGGGCTTGCAACAATGACATAACTTGAGGATTACTTTTTACCAAAACGGATGACATAAACGCACGGTGCGCCCTGATATGAGCAGAATGATCTTGATCAGGGAACGCCGTGGGCTTTTGAGTGTTCAATGTTCCAGCGTTCTCGATCGCGGGATCGGTCGGCTGAGGCTGAGGAGGTGGTGGAAGTACCTTCTCTATGTTCTGAACACCCAATGCTGCATACATGCGGCGGTATGCCTCATGTAAATCATGCATTTCTGGACTTGACTGTGCCAATTGCAACTGTGTCTGAGCCAACGTGACACGTTGTGCCATAGAAAATATGTTTGGATCAGACACAGGAATGACATCGATACGATCGTCGAAGTCCGTTTGTTTTACCATCTGGTTGCCATTGGCAACCATGTATGGATACTCGGGAGGCAAGTATTCGGAAAAAACTTTTGCTAATAATTTGAATTCTACTTTTTGTGCATAGTGTAGTCTTTTATGGATGGCGGACATGACTTTCATGCCTCGCTCCAGAATGGCCATGGTTGTTCCGACAGGTTGCTGTTGGCTTCCCGCATTCTCACCCATCATCATGTCGGCCACGCCCGCGAAGCGCCTTCCCGCTTCACTGACAAAACCTAATAGTTGAAAAAGTGTTGCACTTGGTTCCTTGTACGGAAGGGGCATCAAGGATTCACGCAGGTTTCCACCCGGTGCGTCTACATCACGCCATTCCCCCGGACTAAGGGCTTCGTCATCATCTTTAATTCGCAACCCTCGAGCTTTAAAGCCCGCAGGGAGATTGGACAATGTACCTGCATCGATAAGTTGTCTAAGGGCTGCTGTCGCAGTTCTTGAGAGACCTCAGAGCATGTGGATAAGGCCAAAGCCGTAAAAGCCAAGACCAGGCAAAAACTTGTAGTGCGTAAAATATTGTTTTTTCTTTCGTG